TAGTTCGATGTCGTCGTCTAATACTGCCTTCTCAAGTGTCATACAGATCCTCGTTCAATTCTCACCCATTATTGTGTGCGGCTGGGTGGTTGCCGCATCTCGGGGCCAGAGATTACCTGCTGAAGATCTTTGGCTGTGTTCACTACGTTCGAGCGCTCTTTCTGCTGGATGCCAGCGAGGGTCTCGACGGTCTTGGCGCGCGTCTCTTCGGTGCGTGCCAAGGTGTATTGGGTATCGGCCTGGGCCTTGACTGCCTGTGCCTGAGACTTCGCGGCCTCGGCTTCCAGATACAGCGACTGCGGGTCAGGCTGCGATGCCAGCTGCTGCAGCTCTGCCGCCAGCTCTTCTTTCTCTTGGTCGCTTGGCTCGACAACGCCCATGCGGATCAGCTTCTTGCGGAAGTGATCACGCACTTCCAAGATGCCTTCGCCTTCCATGTTCATCATGGCCATTGCGCCGAGCACCTGCTGCGTTTCCGGGTCTGATGCCAGCTGCATCATGCCCATCAGAGAACGAACAGTTGCGGCACGCTTGGAAGACGAAGACGGGCCAACCTCAACAGCAACGTCGAACTTGGCCTTGCTTAGATCGTTCTCGTATTCGACTTCGCCGGTTTCCTGGTTCAGCACCGGCTTGCCCAGCTCGATGCGGTAAAGCTCACCCTGCGAGCCCATGCCCTTCATCTTGCGGCCATGTTCAACCATGATGTCGCGGGCCATCGAAAGCCAGATCTCGCCGGCACGCTTGATCGCCTTGGCCATGTTCGACATGTAAATGAACGACTGCATGTCCAGGCGGTTCTGGATCAGCTCAATCGCACGGCCAGAGATGTTGTTCTGGATTTGCTCACCGGCTTCCTGGTTGCCCAGAAGATCGGTGATGTCCTGCTCGGTGATCTGCAGCAGGCCAGCGAGGGCAGGAGGGATCTGCGGGGTCTTAGTGTAGCCGATCGGGCCAGCCAGGCTTTCGTTGCCGTTTGCATCTGCCACTGTGTTCAGCAGCAGATACGGAAAGTTCCTGAGATTATCCTCGGCCCACATGACCTCGAAGCCGGCCACCTGCTCTGGCGTAAACAGTGGCTTTTCGACAGTGGACAGCGCAGAGATTTCACCCAACTTGGACAACTGCATGTTCTTGAGGCGCTGGGCATCCTTGGCAAGGCGAACGTGGCCCATGCAACGCTCGATATTGTCGATGAACCAACGTTTGCCATAGACAGGCACGATCGGGATTTCAGTGCCAGCGATGTATCCAGCATCTTCCAAGATGCCTGAACCGCTCATGATGTATTTGCGAACCTTGCGGCGCTTCACCCGCTTCTGACGCACCTCAATCGTGCCAATGGCTTCCAAGGTTTCCTCAAGCGTTTCATCATCTTCAAAGTCACGTTCGCTGTGCCGCTCTTCTTCGCCGTCGATGGTTTGGAAGATACGGATCAGTTCGGACGCCTCTTCAACGCGGTAAACTTCGGCGACATACACCATATCAGGCGTTGCCCAGTCAAATTCATACTGGTGAATTTCTTTCGGCCAGCTGCTTGGATCATCATTCCACTCAGCAACGTAAGCATCGCGCGTCATGGCGGTCAGAACATAACACAGACGCGCATCTGATTTGCCTTGGCGCTTGGCGTCCATGTCAAAGAACACGGTGCTGTCAGCGTCATAGATCGGTTCTATGCGGATACGCTGATTGTCGTTGTCTTCGTCATATTCATCTTCGTAAACAGCACGCAAGCGAAACGCACCAAAGCCACCGCCCACAGCTTCTTCAAAGGCGTTGTCATATGCTTCATCGGCGCAGCTATCTTCTTCGTCAGCGCGGAACAAGGCGTCGCAAGTGTCGGCCAGCTTATCGTGTTCGTCACCGTCCTTACTGATAAAATCAACAGTGATGCGGTTGTTGCGGTATTCGTTGATGATCCGCATAACCGACAGGTGGATCTTGTTCACCTCGAAGCGCGGCTTGTTGTTGAACTGCTCTGCTAGATTGCCTTCCCACTGCGCACCGGCAATGGAGTAGAAACGGCGATCCTCAAGGCACTGACGCCGCTCTTCGCGCATTGCGGACTGGATACTGTCAAATTCCATCAAGGCTTCTTGATGAACATTCGCCAGACGTTCTTTTTTGGTTAATCTCGCCACGTTGCTGCCCCGCATAAAGGTTTGCAGAAATTATAGGATACTTTGCAAAGAAAAACAATCACCGAGCGATGGGCATGACTGTGGCGATCGGCTTGGCCTTTGCTTTCTGTTGCGCGTTTGCCCTTCTGGCACCCTCACAGGCATATCGAATGGCGTCGATGACGTGGTTGTCCTTGTCCTCAAGCACAGGCAAAACAGCCCCTGTGTCGCGGTCTGTCTTGTAGCTGTAGAGCGTCAGTTCGTCGATCGTGTGCTGGCAGCGAGGGTGGACAATGATGTCAAAGCTCTTGAGCCACTCAACGCCCTCTTCGACCGACTTCGGGCCTTTGATCGCTGGCTGGATCTTGGGAAAGCCGTTCTTGCGCATATGGCTGATTGTCTCTGGTCGCGCACTATCTGCCACCATTGGCCACTTTTCCGCCTCTGGGATCGACATGAACAGCGAGGGCGTGTCCACAATTTCGCACCCAACCTGATACGCTTCATAATCAATATACAGCTTGCGCCCAATGATGTGACAGCGAATGCCTACAGTTGGGTCTGTCGCAAACCCCCAGTCAGCGCCCATCCGGTGGATAGCCTCTGGCGGTGCCTCGAAGTCTTCGATTGTCCAGTTCTTAAATACGCGCGTTGCGCTATTGCGGACATAATCGCCCTTCCAAACGTGCAGATACTTATCAGGGTCGCGCTTCTTGTCGTATTCCATTTCGTCCCGAAGAACGTCTGGAAACCACGGGTTGTCGCTGTAATTCACTTCAACGCAAACGCTGTCAGGCGGCGCGGCTGGGCCACGCATCAAGCCTTCGATTGAATCGTCTTCGTATCGCGGGTTCCAGCTAAACCATAACTGCGAGTTTGGTTTGCGGATTGTCGGGCGCAGAAGGTCCAACGAAAACTGGCTGATCGATTGCGCTTCTTCGACCCACGCAATGTCGAATCCTTCAAGTGATTTGATGCTGTCTGCGGTGTGGTTCTGCATCCCCTGAAAGATGATGATGCCGCCGTGACTGGATTTGATCTGCGATTGCTGCACGTCAAACATATGCCCAACGCCAAGATCCTGTATTTTGTTTTCGATCAGCTTCTTGACCGATTGCGCCAAAGACTTCTGAACCTCGCGGACGCAAACCGCATCGACCTTGCCCATCACCGATCGTTCGACCAGCAGTTCAGCAAAAAAATGCGACTTGCCAGAACCACGTCCGCCATACGCGCCGATGTAACGCGCATCTTCGCGCTTCAGGATCGGGACCGACCAGCGTGGAGTTTTGATGTCCAGCTTCATTCTGATTTCGGATCAACGATCGTGCGTCGTATCGCAACAGGGATCGACCCGCCATCAGGCCCAGACAGTTCTTGCTTGTCCTTCTGGCCGAGCATCTGCTTGCCAAGCCAGACGAGCATCGTTGCATTGCCATCTTGGGCCGCTTTCCACTGGGCGCGGCGCAAAGATGCTTTGCCTTCCCCTTGGTGCTTTTTATAGAGGGCTTCAAAATTATCCACACCCTCAATGCCTTGCTCCTTGATGCGGCGGTTCAAGGTGGTGTCACTCATACCAAGTATGTTGCAAATTTCATCGCGAGTGCATTGAATGCGGATCATGTTGATAAGCTGTTCCAAATTTTTTTCGGTCATTGGTTTGCTCGGTCCTTTTGGGCCAGGCTTTGCCATTACGCTGCCTCCCGATCTTGCTTGAGTTCGTCATAGGTTTGACCAGTGGCTTCAAGCGTTGCCTGTTCGCCCGTGAAATTCTGCCAGCGTTTGATGATTACGTCGCAATACTTTGGGTCAAGTTCCATAATGTAACTGCTGCGTCCCGTTTGCTCTGCGCCGATCAACGTAGACCCAGAGCCGCCAAACAAATCCAACACGTTCAATAGTTTTACATGGTTTCCAAACGCGCGCACAGACAACTCTACAGGCTTCTGCGTTGGGTGCATGTATTTGCTATCTTTTTTGATCGACCACAGATCGCTTTCGTTTTTGATTACTTCATCGATTTTACCATTGAATAAGCAAAACTCGTGTTGGTGCCTGTATCCAACCCCCATGCCAAAAACATTTTTAGCCCACACAATACACGACTTATATTCCAGCCTGCCTTGCAGAATTCCATAAAAATCCCAATTGCACCAAATATAGTATGCTTTTGGGTTTACAGCCTTGATGGTTGCTATAGTGCCATCAATAAAGTCCGCAAAATCCGCATCTGACAAGTTATCGTTTTTGATAACGTCATGCTTCCCACTGCGACCGTTAAAAGCAACATTGTATGGTGGGTCTGTGAAAACCAAGTCAACTCTTGCGCCATCCATTAGTTTCTCCACCGCGTCGATGCTGGTGCTATCCCCGCACATCAGCCGATGCCGACCAAGAAGCCACACATCGCCTTCTACGGTAACAGGAACCTCTGGCACTTTTGGAACCGCATCCTCGTCGGTCAAACCTTCAATCGGCTCTGGCTCAAGGAAACCATCAAGTTCCTTTTCATCAAAACCTGTCAGTGAAAGGTCAAAATCCAGATCGTTTAGTTCTTGCAGTTCGACCTTCAACATATCGTTGTCCCACCCGGCATCGAGCGCAAGGCGGTTGTCTGCAATCACATACGCGCG